ATCCTTTCCTAACCCAAATCCAGCCACCAAGCAAACGTCAATTCTCTTATCACATTCTCCACGCTTTTTCCCTTTCGCCAAACGCGGCCACGCGCTCTTTGTCCTCTTGGGACAGAACAGGCTCTTTTTCCTTCCGCCTCTCCGCCGCCATCTGTGCGATCCTCCGTCCCTGCTCAATCCTGGCCTCGCTGGCAGGCCTCACAAACCTCACCCGCTTGCACCCGGTCTGATACCTGGCCGCCGTTACCCTTCCGTCCGCGTCCTTTTCCTCCCACACCTTCACATACTCCGCCGGATACTGCTCACACAGCCTGTCCAGCTTCCGCATGCTCACCGGCGACGCGGTATAAATCCGCGCCACCTTCTCTTCTTCGTCCCAGACGATGCTGGTCTCCTGCTCCATCCGCGTATACGCCATATTAACCTCCTATCTCCCATTCGCCCGAAAAAGTCCCGCCGCACAGAACCCCACAAACGCGCTCAAAGGCACGATCCACGCCAGATGCCACGCGCACATCATAACTACGCCTCCCCTTCCGCATTCCTCAACAGCACCCTGCCAAGCCCCTTGACGGCCCCGTCCACGTCCCCGGCCAACGCCTGTCCGCGCAGCTTTGCATACTGCTGATAGCTGATCTTCCCGAACCGCAACTTCTCCCGCAGATCGTTCAAAATCAACCGCGCCTTCAAATAACGCCCCGCGTCATACCGCACGTCCAGCGATTCCCGCTCGCCATTATCCAAATCCTGCCGCTTCACCTTATCAATCATGATGCTCCCCTCCTTCGTACCGGCAGATATCGCTTGCCACTCAGCAGCCGTCCACATCGCAGGCGTCGCCAAATTCCCCCAGCATCGCCCGGATCATATTGTCCTGGTCATACAGCAGCTTCACACCGTCCAACACCCTCTGACGCATGTCCTCCACTGCCACCCGGTCCACGTCCTCCCTGAACTTCCAATGCTCCATCTCCCGCGCCACACGGTCCAACCCTTCAATAACCGCCTTCACATTCTCATCGTTCATATCTTAAACTCCTTTGCACGTCTTGCAGTCACCAGCGCCCGCGCCAGGTCGTCAATGATCTGGTGCATATACCGCTCCTGAAAAGCGTCCACGCCATCCGACACCAGGCACAGTTTCAGATGCAACAACTCATGCACCAGCGTCTTTTCCCAGTCAAATGGCACCACCCTGTCCCCATAATACTTTGGATCAATGATCTCAATCCGCGCCGTCTTGATGCTTTCGCTCCACTCGACGCACCCGCTGCCCTCCTGGGCCATTTTCTCCGGCTTGCACTTCGGCTTCAGCTTGATCCGCCAATCGACAAGTCCCAGCCAAACCTTCCACACCGCCAGCAATGCTTCATGCTTCTTGCTCACTTCAAATCCTCCATTCTGAACACGATCCCTACGCAGAACAGTTCCCCGTCCTCATAGATGTTGAACGTCTCATGGGGAATCTCCGTTCTGAAAGTCCAGGGCACATCCGTGTCCGGCCCGAACCAGAACGCCTCGATCCTGTTCGGCGCGTCCTTCTCCCCGGCAAACACATCGCCTTCCCTGCCAACGTGAAACACCACGCCCTCCCACGCGCCGATTTCGTCATCGATTGCCCCGACCAGTTCCACATTGTCGTCGCTGTAGCCATACACGGCCACCAAACCGTTGGCCTCGGCCTCTTTCTCCTCTTCCGGCGTGATCTCGTTCAGGTATTCCCGCCCGTCCAGTTTCTCCGCCAGTTGCTTTGCCGTCAGCATCGCCTTATGCTTCTTGCTCATCGTTCACTCTCCTGTTCCATTCCGCGATTGCATCCTCCACAGTTTCAGTAATCTTTGCGTAGGGATTTTTGTAGTTTACCAATTCTGTCGGTTCATGCCAACCCTCCGACCTGGCATTGCATTTTACGCAACGCACATACCATATTCGTCCCCATGTTCCGTCCTCTTTGATTGACAAGGCCGCAGTTCCCCCGCAAAACGGGCACGCCTTCAATTCCACTTCGCCCATTATATCCCCCTTACTGCGTTACTCTGCCACTCGCTCTCTTCCTCGTCCAGCACCTTATGGCGCACCATGTACCGCTCCATATCCTCCTCCAAGAAAACCTTGATGTCACTGCTCACGCGCACATACACCTCATATTCATGCACCGCCCCGCGCTCCCCGGATATGTAGCGTATCCACGATTTCACCACCACGCCAATCATATTCCCGCACACCACCACGATGTCCCCGAAGCAGAATTTCACTACCCGTCACCTCCCCCGGTTTCTGATCGCTCTCCCGCTGACCCTTCTTCGCTTCTTCTCCACCGCATCCGGAAGCACGGCCTTGTCGTCCAGATACTCGTCCGCAAATACCTTCCGCGTGTCCCCGCCGAACTTCTCTATGATATAAGGCAAGTTCTCATTGATGGCATCAAACGCAATCCCCCGCGCCGCGCACCACTTCACGGCCTCGGCAAGCCGTTCTCCCTTCCGGTTCGTCCAAAGTATCAGCTTCGCCCCGGTCATCTGCTGCCCCAGCACGTAGTCGATCACCCCCGCCCTGGCCGGACCAATCCCCGGCCAGGCGTTCTCGCACAGTGTCCCGTCAAAGTCCACGGCGATGATGTGGTCACTCATCCGTATCTCCTCCAAACACCCTCACATAAGCGCTCCTCACGATGTCCTCCACCATGGTCCTCAGCTCGTCGCAGGCCCTCATGGCCCCCAGCTTCTCGTTCACGCCGCCGATCTCCAAACTGTACAGCCGATCAATCTCCCGCCGTGTCGCGTCGATGTCGCCCACCGTTACGTTCAGATCGAACCCTGCCTTCCGAGCGCTCTCAATCCGGTCCAGATTATCCTCCAACGACCTGATCTTGTTCATCACATCCCGCACCGTCGTCACTCGCACACCACATCCTTTACCCTCTTCTTCCGCTTCGGCTTCTCCGCCCCCGCAGGAATCGGCAGCCCATCCGCTCCGATCTCCGCGTTGTAATCAGGCTCCCTACCCGAGGGAGCTGTCGCCGTAGGCGACTGAGGGAGTTCCCCCTTCACCTCCGCCTCAAAGAAATACTTCCCGTTCGCCGTCACCGGAAACCCATCGTATTCCTCCGAAACCACCACTTCCCCCTGCCGCAGCATCCATTCCGCGCTCTCGGTCTTCGTAAGTCCAACGTATGGATGCTTACCGTCATTCCTGTACAGATACCGCACCATGCCGTTTTCGTCCCGCTTCAAAACATAATCGACCACGTTCAGACCTCCTCAAATCGTTATCTGATGAATCTTCTCGATCTGCTTATACACGTCCCGCAGCGTCGGCACACAACCGTCAGGATGTTCAAAAAACCATCGGCTCAAAATATCAAGCGCAACCGACACTTCGCAGTCCCCGTCAATATCCACATTGTAAAAACCGATATCCTTGCAAAATTCCACGAACTCTTCCTCGCTCACTTTCGATTCCTCCCCACCGCCGCCATCACGACTTTCATAGCCTGCTTTTTCTTGAACCCCGCCTTCATCAGCGCCCGGTAATACATAAACAACTCCACCGCCGTACGCTCCATGGCTTCACCCTTGCGGTCCTTCACGATCTTCGCCAGTTCATTGTACTCACTCACTTCAGACCCCCATTCATCTCCGCTTCCAGCAGCGTCACCACGGCCTTTGCGCTCTCCTCCACCTGATAGGCCAGTTTCCCGACATATACCCACGTCACGTCGCGTTCCTCCAACACGCCTCTCACCTGCGCCGCGTTGACGTACAACGCCCCGCCGTCATCCTTCCTCGTCAGTCTCACAAACATCGAATACCCCTTCCAACAGTTCCGGATGCTGTATCAGCACCGCCAGTTTCGCAAAGCACTCGTCGCACACATCCACGCGCTGCATCCCCAGCGCAGGATACCCGTTCTTCACCTTCGGCACGCGAATCCAGTATTGAAAGTCGCGCCCGCCCATCTGATCTCCGCAGATGTCGCACTCACGGCAGTTGATCTTCATATGTCATTTCCCCGCTTCTTTATCTCTTCCAGTATTTCCTTTAGTGTTTTCTCCACCTTGTTGCAATGCAGGAACCAAAACAGCAACCAAAAGTCCGCCAGGATAATCAAGCCGATCACGCTAACTGTCCCTCCTGTTCCACGCCCGCACCGCTTCCATCGGCGTCCGGAAATACACATTGTCCGCCTTGTAAATCACGCAGCCGTAAGTGTTGCAGACCACCTCATAAGCCTTCACCGGCTCGCACTCGGGCCTCGGATAGCGTATATCTTCCTGCAACGCCGGATCGCGCCCGCAGAACGGACACTGCCTGATCTCCGGCAACTTGTCGTCAAGTATATATGTCATCCTCCACCCACTCCCTCCTGTGCCGGTCATAGTGCATGATGGCCTTGCAGGTCATCGGCGGCATGTCCACGCCGTAATGCTCGTCATTCAGCGGACATTCCTTGCAGTGCACCTTCCCGTCCGCCTGCCGCGCCCTGTACCTCTCGCAAATCCGCTTCTCCCGCTCGCTGGTCAGCGCCATCTCAATCCCCCTCACAAAGCGTCGTATAAACTTTGCATCTCTTTCGCGCCGGAAGTCTGATCAATGCGTCCGCACATTTCAAACACAGTTCCTTCATTTCCACTGAAGCATCGCATTCATCGCTGTTGATGTAATCAACGCACCACTGAATATGTTCCGTCTCAATATTCCCGTCATCCAATACGATATGCAGCGGCCCACCGCAACGGCCTTCCGGCATCCTGTATATCTGCCTCGCCAGTTCGATAGCTTCATTCTGTAATTTCGTCAGCGCCAATCTCAATCACCCCTCATCCTCAAAATCCACTTCCCGATCACCCAGCCCAGAGCCACCGACCCCGCGCAGCGAAGTATCGACCAGATCATACCCATCACCTCAAAACGTCGGTCCAATAAACACCTGGCAATTGTCGTCCTGCTTCTCAAACATCTTGTGAATCTCCCGGCAGGCGTCCGACCACTCACAGCTCACTACTGTCTCTGCAATCCGTCCTTGTGGCCCAGTAAATATTCTTTTATCAACGTCTGCTTCAAACTTTGGGCAATCCTGGCAGTAATCCCGCACATCAAGCCTTATCATCCTTCCGCCTCCCTCTGCCTGTCCCAATCCGCTTCTCCATACAGTTTCAACCCCGCATGAAGCGGCCTGATCCGCGAATCGCACCACAGCTTATATCCAAGCCTGCGTGCTCTCCAGCAGAACGAGTAGTCCTCGCTCAGCCTGGGCATCGGCGTGAAGAAATTGCTCCTGTACGCCACAGCCATGTGTTTAAGCATCTCCACCGACATGATGCAGCATCCAAAGCCTGTACCCTGTATCTCAAATACCGCGTCTCGGGGATATTGCTCATAGACTTCCGCAAACTCCTGCGGCCCGTTTTCCGGGTCATCGTACCATTCAAGGCTTTGCAATATCAGCGGAGATGTAGGCAGTTTGCGCTTAAAATACAGCGCTGTCAGAAAGTCCTTGCCCTGTACTCCCTCTGCCAATTCGCGCACCGTGTCCCTCTCCATCACCATGTCGCTGTCCAGCATCAAAAGGTACTGATAGCCCCCGTTGATAGCCTCCACCGCCATGCTGCCCCTGGCGTCGTAGATCAAACTGTTGCAGCGCATGGTAAAACTGTACTTGTTCCCATCCGAATAATCCATCCCCAGAACGCTTGACATAAAACTCGCGTCCACCTTGTCAATCGTTGGTATTCCGATCATGATTTTTGCCACTATCCCGTCCCCCTCCTGTAATCCTCAAACCGCTTCACCGATTTGAATATCGCCTTGTCATTCACCCACCGCGCCAACCGCTTCAACTCCACCGGCGGCTCCGCGTTCGTCGTGAAGTCCCTGTACGGCTGGCAGAACGGCTCCGAACCGGCCTCCCGCAGCGCGATACAACGCCGCTCGGCGCTCTCCACATCCTGCGCCAGCACGTACACAAACACCCTGTAGGGCTTGACCCCAAACTTCCCCAGCCTGTCGATGGCCCGCAGCACCACGTCCAGCATCGCGTCCGTATCCGCGCTCATGCGTATGAACCGAATCCACTTCAGCCGCGCCAGCATCCCCGCCACTTCATCGTCAATCAGCCTTGCGTCCAGCCCCTGATTGAAGTCCACCCGCACGTCCTGCCCGATCATGTCCGCGATTTGCTCCAAACCCCACTCGCAGGCCAGCACGTTGTTGTCCATGAACACGATGTCCCGGCTGTCAGGCCGCTTGACCTCCCTCCACGTCCGATAGGGCCGTATCCGTCCTTCCTTCCTCGGCACGACGCACCACGGGCACTTCCGTATGCACCCCCGCGTCAGAAACCCGATGGCGTGTTTGCACTTCGGATAGATGCTGCAATCCGGGAACATGGCGTCGATCTCCTCCGGCAGTTCGTCCATGATACCGTACCCCGTACCCCCCCCTCACGGTATTTTCGGGAAGGTACGGATTTTCAGGCGTGAACGTGAACACCTTCGACGAATACACCCGGTCATATTCCAGCATCGGCACCCACCACTCCACGCTGTCCCCCCGCGCCCTGTGCCAAGCGGCCAGTTTCATCAGCGCCAAATTGGGAAACCCCGTCCCGTCGCTGTCATGTAATCCGATTCTCATATCTTCACCTTTGGCTTTTCTCCGTGTTCAAATCGGGCTTGTCGGGCTATTCTAAAAGCATCATTAAAGGCATAGAAACCTTCTAAACCATTGTCCATCATGTAATCATTGTCCGGCCCACACACGCATACATTTCCGTTTTTCTTCTTGTAAAAATCACACCAGTATTCATCGCCATCAATATGTGCAAATGTCCAATAATAATACTCATCTTCGTTAGCTTCATGCCACGTCCAACCGCCATCAAAACTCTGTGGAATTTGTCCGACGCACATAATCGGATAGCCTTCATCTGGCGCTTCGCATTTGTAATACCAATAATCATCTGCACTTTGTATTTTCCCGTCTTTGTATACTTCTTCACCAGAAAACAGCCTTATTTTCTGTTTGTCATCTTCTGAAAGAACGCCTTTTACTTCAATGTATAGTCCAATTCTATTGTCTCTGAGTTCAATTTGAGGGAGAAAGAAATCAGGAAGATAATAATATCCACCACCCAAATCAAACCCCTCCGGCTCATATTGGTATTCAATCCCAGCCGCATCAAAGAACACCGCCCACCGCGCTTCCAACCGACTTCTGAACCGATACCCGTTGTACTCCGTCTCAATCGGCTTGATCTCTTTCATCGTATTCTCTCCTAATCCAGCACCTTGCCGTAATACTTCAATTCCGCTTCTTTCCTCGCCGCTGCCGCTTCCTCAACGGTCGCGTAAATGCCAATGTGCTTTTTCTTCCCGTCAACGGATATGAATGCAACATATTTCTTCATTCCGGCGCGTGATTCGCAATAGCTCACGCCTCTCACGCCGCTCTTGTTGCGCCTGTTTCTCTTATTCAACGACTGCTCCCTTTGCGTCGCCCATCTGCAATTATCCGGCGAATATCCCCTGTTGTTGTCAATACGGTCAATGGTCAGATCGTCGCTGTATCCGTTTTTCAAAGCCCAATCATAAAATCTTTCAAACCCGTTTTCCTTGTCCATCCACTCGTCGCATATCGTTATTCCCCTGCCGCCATAATCCTTGTAGGCGACACAATTCTTGTTGTAGCATCGCTTTTTCATGCCGCATAAAACAAGATATATCCTCGTTTTCGACAATCCATGCTTGACCAATGTTGGTCTCGATCTTCTCATAGGTTTTCATGTCTCATCCCTCCCAAATCCTCAGCGTCCCGTCCGCATTGACCAGCAGCGTCAGATTGCCAGTGTTATAACCACCATTTGACATCCAGTACATCACGCCTGTCGACTTGTCCACAAGCACCTTCCCGCTCCACTCATTACTCACCACCATGAACATCTTGTTGTCCATCTCCGCGTCCGCAATCTGCCCCGCGTCAACCTTCCCCCTGGCGCACCCGGCCAGCATCAGCCCCAGCGCCAACACCAGCGCCGCAACAATCCACCGTTTCATGCTATCCCTCCTTCAACCATTTCCGAAAGGCCCTTGCGCAGTTCCCGCACAAATACACTTCATCATCTCCGCTCACCAGCGCATGTACATCGTATTTTTCAAACTTTATTTTTTTCCTCCAAAGTGAAACGCGATTTACGTCGCCACTCATTTCAGCTCCACACTTATCGCATTTCAGAGTAACAACCCGTGCCATGCTATCCCTCCTTCGGCTCAATTTCAAATCCAACCAAATTCCAGTAATTTCCAAATGATGCACGATACAACACCGATAATCATAACCACAAATATGAACACCTCGTTCCAGTCCTTCATATGCCATCCTTAACGCTTCACTAAGCCTTTGGCAACGGCTCAATCCCCAGCTTCTGCGCGATGTCGGCGGGGATGTTGTCATACATCCTCGTAGTATCAAAAAATCTCGAACCTTCGCTTTTCGCCTTCACAATTCCCATATTTTCAAGCCATTCCCACCACGTCGGATATACCACCGGGTGTTCTGCGGCCCATGCCGCCACCTTTTCTTCAATCTCGGCGCAATCCGTGTTCCCGTCATCCTCATATATCGCATTGCACCCGCCAAGCGGACAGATGTCGCAACTTCTGTCACCGCCAATTTTCTCCATGTGCTGGCACATCCTGCGCCAGTCCTTCATGGTTTGTACGAAATCAGCCACTATCTCGCCTCCTGTTCCATCTCATTCTCACGCTCTATCCACTTTTCAACTCGTGCCCGTAATTCATCGGTCAGAATAAACGGCTCTCTCGTTAGGATAAGGCGGTCATTTTCAAGCATCCATTTGGTATTATGCTCAATTTCTTCGGCATCAAGCGTATAAAAGTGGTCTGCCTTTACGCGCCGTCCCCGGCTGTTTATTGTGATAGATTTCACCTTACCCTCAGCCAGTTGCCAGTAGTTCGTTCTATCGTCCTTCATATTAAACAAAATCTTTTGTATGAGGCCGATGGTGTCCCCGCACCTAACTTCCACTATCTCGCCTCCTGTTCCATCCACGCATCCAACATCTCACGGATTATTTCTGCCCGAACGCGCCCGTAGGCTTGGTTCATGTAGGCGCTTATCCAATTTACCGGAATCGCCTCAACAATCTGCGGCTCAAACCCCTGGCAGCACCGGGTGAAGAACTCACCCACGGTCATCTGCATCTCAACCGTCACCCCGCCGTGGGTTTCATCCACCACGGGCACAAACATCACCCCGTCAAGGTCTACCAGTTTCATTCGCTCTCCCTCCGTTCACCGTCCATCTTTGCGCCGCAGTGCGGGCAATAATCGAACCGATCAGCCTCATTGTCTATTATATTCCACACGCTCTCGCAGTTTGAACATACAATGTTCTCGTCACAATACGCGCCGTCATACCCCAAACAATCTGGATAGTTTATCCATCTCGCATGTACCACCGGAACAGCGTCCACGGCGGGAATTGCCTTTAACGCCCTCTCTACATCAAGATTTGAGTAAGATTCTTCGTTGGAATATGGTCGAAAGAACCATGAAATCGCCGCCGCCCTCGAAATCAGGTCATCCATCCCACTTCACCACCCCTCACGCATTATCCATCCTGACGCCAATATTGCAGCAGGGATTTCAAACTTCCACATTTCATCTGATGGCCATTCTTCCGGGTGTGTGCGTTGCATTGACCAGCCCATTAAGCTAATCGTGATAAACGATATTATCATTTTAATCGTTCCCACGGTGTCGCCTCCCTCTGTTCGTCTGTAGGCCGGGATGTCCAGCAGCGCCAAGTTTTGTTGTACCAGTCCTTAAACAACGTTTCTCTTGTGATATAGGATGACATTGCACAAATCATACCATTTGTTAAGCTGTCTCCATACTGCGTCACCATAGCCCATCTGTCATCGCCATGCTCTTTGTCCTTGCTATCCTTCACCTCGATATAGACTGGCTTACATTCCAGCACAGCACCGATAACCTCTCGCCAAGCCATCACCCTCGGCTCCTGCGCTTTCAGCAGCGCGAGTGCATCTGAGTGTAATGTTTCAACGCACATTTCGTCCTCATAATATAAACACTTCTTGCCGATACACAGTCCTTCACCATTGCAACACTCCAGCCCCTTGATGACCTTCTCCCTGTCCGTCATTCCCTCACCCCTCCCTATGCAGCGACCGCTCCGCCTCAAATCCCTCCGGATACCGCTTGCGTAGTTTATCCACGTTGTGCTGCGCCACTTCCTCCAGCGTCACACCCAGCGCCGCCGCCGTCTCCGCCACGTACCACATCACGTCGCCCAATTCGTCGATCAGCGCGTCGTGAATCGGCCTCGCGTCCTGAAAGCAGTGCTTCTTAACCAAGTCCGCGCACTCCCCGGCCTCCCCGGCCAACCCCAGCACGCCGTTGAACAGGTGCCCCTTCGCGTCCAATTCCCCGTTGCTCGTCCTGTGCGCAAGCGCCTGGTACTCATTCAGTTTCATCCTCGTCCTCCCTCTCCACAAACCCGTTCAGTATATTGACCTCCACCGGCTTCCACAGCGCGAAGATCATCAGAAAAATGCATATCCCCAGGAAATGCCAGAAGTCAGAAAACACAAATTCCAACACCGCCAGCACGCTATTCAACCTCCTCCACCCGCTCCTCCAGCGGCCCCGCATTAAACCGGATCACCAGTTTCATCCGGTCAAATACCTCCTGAATCGCGTCGTCGCTCACCAGCGTCATACAAACCTTCTCGTCCACCGCGTTCAGCACTTCCTTGCACCGCTTCGTCCCGAACCCGTGCAACTCATTCAGCGCCAGGCAGATCGCCGCGTAGCAGGTCTTCATCGTGTTCTCGATCCCCGCTTGCACGCCCTGGGCGTAGCTCTTTTCCTCCGCCCGCTTTACGTCCTCCAGCGTGATGCCGTTTTTCTGAATCCGCTGAAACGCCGCGTTGTCGGCCATCCGCTGGGCCCGCACCTCCGGCGGCAACTGCCAGAATCGCTCCACGTCCGCCATGCGCTGTTCCCGGTCCCGCTCCCGTTCCCCGTACCGCCGAGCCTCGCGCCCCGACAATACCCGCGTCTTCTGCCTGAATTTCACCTTGCCCATTCTCTTATCTTCCCCTCGTAAAACCACCGATTGTACAGGTCGTACCGTGCCTGAATGTCCGTCCGCCAGCCCTCGACGCCCTGCGCGTCGGCCCATGCCTCAAACGCCGCAAAGAACGCGCAATCCTTCTGAAACCCCTCCGGACACCCGCACCGGTACACGCAGTTCGGCACCAGCACGTCCGCGATCTCCGCATCCTCCCCGTGCAGCGCCACCTTGAAATCCTCCGCCAGCCGCCGCGCCTCGTTCGTCGCCGTGAAGCACATCCGCTTCCGCCATGCGTCGATTAGGTTTTGCGCGTTGGCATAGCCGTCATAGGCCACCGGCGCTTCCTGAGGCTTCTTGCCCCTCGGCGTGTCGTCCTTCAGCCGGTCGTCCCGCTGGGTGCTGATGAACTTCTCAAACTTGTGCCGCGACCACTCGGTGCTCACCCAGTATTCAATCGGCTTCCAGGTCCAGTCCACCTCAAGCAGCCTTATCGGCGTATGCTCCGAAATCAGCAGCTTCCGCTTAAACTCCCGCGAAGCGTCCTTCTCGGTGAAGTCCTTGTTGTCCGTGGTCCGGCAATGGTTCTTCACCCGCCGCCAGTCCAGCCCAAGCCAGTTAAACACCGTTTTGAATGCTCCCACGCCTCTGCGCCTCCCTCGCCAATTTCTTCTTTATCCTGTACTTCTGCTCGCTCTCCCTGCGCATGTCCCTGCACCGCTTGCACCGCTTTTTCCCCGGCTCCGCCTTCCTTCCGCAGTCGATGCAAAGCCCCTTTTCCACCCGCGCCTGCCGCCGCGCGTACTTCTTCGCGTGATCCGGGTCATTGCGCCTGTCCCGATCCTTCAGCGCCTTCAGGCACGGCTTGCACATCGTTTTCCCGGCCTCGGCCCAGCGCACGCCGCACTCCTGGCACTTTCCCTCCGCCTTCCATGCCAGCCGCTTGGCCTTCATGCCCTCCGACCTGCGAACGCCCCGCACCTTCCGGCACAGCTCGCAGGTCACATACCTCTCGTCCGTCAATTCCCTGCCGCAGGAATGGCACCGTCCCTCCGCGGCCCACTGCGCCCGCCGCTGCCGGTTGCTCTCACGATTCTTCAACGCGCACACCGCGCACGTCTTCATCCCCGGCTCCACCTTCCGAAGCCCGTGACACCTTGGACAATTCCCGTTTTTCAGAAAATATGCCCAATTCTCCTTGTCGTTCCTCATTTTTGCGTCGCCCCGGTTCTGACGGGCAGCACCATATACGTCACATCCCCGCCGCCAGCCGCGCACACGGTACACGGCGCAATCGCCCCGTTCATCCGCATCTCGATCTCCCCGGCGTCCGCGTTCTTCAACATGTCCGCCAGATACTTCACGTTGAACGCGATGTCCAGCGCCGCGCCCTCGGTCTCAACGTCCACCGTCTCGTGAACGTCGCCGACCTCGCTCTTCGCTTCCACGGCCATCTCGTCCCCCATGATCCGCAGCACCAGCAGGTTGTTGTGTCCCTGGCGTGCAATCAGGGCCGCCCGGTCCACCGCCCTGCGCAGCTTCGCCGTGTCCAGCGTCACCCGCGTCTGTGCGCTCTTCGGCATGATGTTCTGCCAGTTGATGAACTCGCCCTTGATGAGCGTGGCGAAGAAGTGCGTCCCGTCCACCGTGGCCCGCAGCTTTCCGCCGCCGATGTCCACCGAAATCACGTCGTCCTCGCCGCCGTCCCCCAGCAGCTTCCCCAGGTCCGTCAGCGCCTTGCCGGGGATGATGGCCTCGAAGTCCTCCATGACCGATGTCACGCCCTCGCACACCGCCATCCTGAAGCCGTCCAGCCCCACCATGTACGCCTTGCCCTTCACGAATTGCAGCGCCGCGCCGGTCAATACCTCGCGGGTGTCCTCCACCGCCACGCAGAACGCCGTCTTGTCGATCATCCGCCGCAGCATCCCCCGCGGCATCTGTATCTCATGCTCCTCTGAAACCTCCGGAAGCGCCGGATAAAGGTCCGCGTCCTGTCCCGCCAGGTTCGTCCGGCTCCCGCCGCCCTTCACCGTGAATGCGAAGCGGTTGTTCATACTCACGGTCACGTCGCCGTTCACCAGCCCGCGCACCACCTCTGTCAACAGCCTGCCAGGCGCGATGCCCTCTCCCGCTTCCTCCACCGTCGCGGGCACTTCCGTCACGATGGTCGTCCGCTCGTCCGAAGCCGTCAGCCGCACGCCCTCGTCCACCGCCTCGATCTTCACGCCCTCCAGTACCTGGTTCACCGTCCGGTTCGGCAGTGCCCCGCCGACCCGCTTCAACCCCTCGCTCAATTCCATACCGCTGCATACAAATTTCATGCCCTCAAATCCTCCTCAGCTCCACTTTTTCAATCTTCCTGTGACAGTACGGGCACCGCCTGAACCCGAAATTCCAGTACAATATCGCCTGGCACTTCTCGCACTTCAGTTCCCCGAAAACATCATCCCACACCAACCTTGTCTTGCCCTCTGCCCTTTGCCGCACGTTTCCCATCTCCCCTGTTGTACTTCCTCGTATGCGCCTTCATCGCCGCCCTGAACACCTCGCACCCGTCGATGGTGTTAATGCACTTCACATGCCCGCAATTCAAGCACACGTCGCATACCTCCTGCTGATAGATCGCCGCGTTCAGCGTCATATCCCCTTCAATAATCCCGTTCATACGCCCTCACCGCCGCCCCCAAAAGCCTTCCCCTCTGGGGAAGGTGGCATTTGCGAAGCAAATGACGGATGAGGTCCTTGTCGCTCCGCCAACGATTCGCTTGTCGCCTTCCCGAACACCGCCCCGCAGGTATGCGTGCAATACGTCCCCCACAGCATCTCCACCCCTGCTGCGGCCTTCCCGGGGTCACTCTGCACCTCTTTGTAAAGCGCCTTGATGTCCCGCCTAATGGCCTTGTTGATTCGGCTCACCGCCGTGAACCGCCCCTTGATGTTCCCCTGCCTCAGCGCCGGCATCGCCAGGTTGCAGCACATCCTGTATTCCTCCGGCGAAAGCCCAAACCGCTCCATCACGTCCTCGACGGTATTGTCCTTTTGGTGAATCTCCACCAGATAATCAATGACCTCCGCAATCCGCTTCTGGTCCACCAATCCCAACAACTGCATACTCATTCTCCTGCCTCTGCCCTATCTGTCTGCGCGTCTTCGCCCTCCGGCAATTCCTGGCCAGATGTTCCTTCCTCCGCTCGTCGGCCTCGTTCCACTCCTTCAGCGCTTCCTTCCGCCGGTGAACCTCCGCCAGCCATTCCCGATATTCTCCGCAGGCGTCGTGACAGTTCGGCTCAATCGTCCGCTTCCCGCATCCCTTGCATGGACAGTCCTTCATCGCTCAAACTTCCTCTCATGCGTTACGCCTCACACAATGTACGCGAGGCGGCACTTTGCCGAATTTGCGCATGTATGCGTCACATCCACTCATTCTGCGCTCAATAAGTTCCTCTGGCCCGCAAAAGAACGCTCTGTTTTTCCCATAATGCCTTGCCCACTCTGACTGTGTTTTGGTTTCTCCGTTGTGAGTAATAAGTCGATTGTTGCGCTTATTGCTGCCCTGCGTAAAATAATCAACAAATCTGCAATTATCCGGTGAATAATCACCGTTTACGTCTATCCTGTCAATCGTGCATTCTCCACGGGTAGCCGTTTCATCGTATCCATTTGACATAGCCCATTTATAAAACGCCTGAAAATCGCTATTCCACTCAGTGCATACTTTTATGCCCCTCGCGCCATAATTTCTGTATTCCGGCGCTTTGGCGTCGTTACATCGTCTGCGCATTCCACACCAAACCCTATATAGTCTTGTGTGTGCTTTGCCGTGTGTCGTGTTTCGTTTAATGCACTCTCTTGACTTGTTCTCACTGTTGAGGCACCCGCACGATCTCTTGTCTCCGGATTTTAATGCATCCGATCTGGCGATTGTTTCCTTTCCGCAATCACAAATGCACTTCCACATTGTCTTGTTTGCGTGATCTTTCCCTGCGTATTCTATGACTGTCAAGCGCCAGAATCTCTGCCCAGAAAGGTCAATAAAGTTGCTCACGCTATCACCGCCTAATCAGAAATGTCTCCTCGCGTATTCCGCCATCAGCAGCGCTTCCGCCAGATTGTTGTCATCCTTGTGGGATTTCTCGGTTCGCTTCAGATTGATTCCAGGGAACAGCATGTGGCAAATCTCAACCGACTTCTCTTTGTCACTGGTCAGAGAAAATTCCTTCTTCCATATTCGTGGCGGAACAAGTTGAAAAGGAATATTGAGCGCGTGCAGCACACCCTGAATGTATCCAAAGTTTTCCGCAAACACCCACGTACTGCTGATGCCCTGCTTTGGCATTGCCCCGACCTTCTCCACGCAGGCGACGCACCTGCCAACTGAAAGCGCCTTCATACTCTCTACAAACCCGTTATCGTCCCATGCGTAAACCTCTGCGCCGTCTCCGTCGTCGGCCACAAACGCATACGCGCCGCTTCTGCTCCCCGGATCGACCCCCACATAAATCATCCTATTTCAACCTCCACGCCCAGCCAATCAGATCCCTCAGCCGTTCCTTCCCGCTGTCATTCTGCGCCACCCAGAGCGCGGCGACCAGCGTCGCCGCCTCCATGCTCCCCCGTGCCCGTTGCTTCCAATCCTCTTTCCCGAACGCGGTGCGGATGATGGCCGCCGCCTGATGCACCGTCAGGATCGTCTCGCTCCTTGGCCGCCTCACTTCTCCACCAGCTTCCACTTCTCGCACGCGGTATAATCCCCCGCCTGCCGCCGCTTCCGGTCATGCACCACCACGCAAACCTCGTAATGGTCGCAGTTCACGCAGTTCTTAAAGCGCCTGAAAACGTCATCGTCCAGGCCATATGATTCACTCATCGCCTTTTTAAGCTTTAAAAGCCCTTCCGTCACCTGTTCATACCAGGTTTTATAATCATCCCTCATGCCGTAACCCTCCTATATCTCCATCCTCACCTGTGCCATTTCCCTGTCCAGCCGTTCCCTCGCGGCCTTGTAATATACCGGGTCGATCTCGAACCCCCACCATTCAACCCGGGCCCTGTGACAGGCAATCAGGCTCGACGCGCTGCCGACGTGAGTATCCAATACCCTGTCTCCCCGCTTCGCATACCTTGACAGCAGCCATGAATACAGCATCACCGGTTTTTGCGTGGGATGAATCCGCTGCTCCTTATCCTTCATGTTCTCCTGAAGCATACCGTTCCACTTGTACTCGAATATCCGGCTCTGCCCCTGAAGGTTGGTCCACGCGATCTCACAGTCCGCCTGGTCCAATCCCCTTCGCTTCTTGTCCCACACAATCATGCAGGACGCGGCCCCCAGATAATCCAGCATGAAGTTCCCGCCCCAGATGATCTGACGCTTGCTCACCCGCGCCAGCTCTCTGAAATAACCTTCGTCGGGCGGACGGTCATCCGCGAAGGTGTGGTAGGGTTTAGGTTCGCCACTCGGCTTCTCGCTGCCCCGTAGACGTGGTTTGCCGCCGAATGATCTGTACCCCCCCCCCACAATTTTTCCGTCCTTGTGGGACGCCACATTGATTCCATACGGTGGGTCGGCAATCGCCAGATCGAAGAACCCGTCCGGAAACTGCTTCATTCCTTCCATGCAGTCCATCAAATAGAATCCGCTTTCAAGCATCTCACGCCTCCCACATGCTCACCTGCCTGCCGCCCTGCCTCTCAAAATCCAGCACGTTCATCTGCCCGATTTCCAGTGCGTTCAGCATCTTTCCCTTAGCCTCCCGGTAGAAGTTCCGGTCGATTTCAAACCCATAGGCGTTCCTGCGCATCTCCGCCGCCGCTCTCAGCGTGGTTCCGCTCCCGGCCACCGGGTCGATGACCACATCCCCCACGTCCGTGAACAGCTCTATCAACCGCTTCAGCACCTTTACGGGCTTCTGTGTCGGATGAATCTTCGGCACGTTCGCGCCGTCCCGCTCCCAAGGCATCCAGTTGAACACCATCTTCCCGCCGTTGTTGAATTTCGGCAGCCGGTCCCGGTACAGCACCAGCGCGTGCTCCGTGGCCCCAACGATCTTCATGTTCGCCTTTAGCACCTGCGGCGAGTAGTTCTTGATGAACACCAGCGGTATATACTTGCCGAATCCGGCGTCCGACGCCCAGTGAATCACGTCGTTTTGCTGCTGATAGGCGCAGAACACGATCATGCACGGCGCACCGCCCTTGCCCTGCTTCGGCTCCGGCTTCATCAATCGTGCGCAGAACATAAAATACTCGCTGATCCTGAAATATCCGTCTGAATGAAAGAAGCTGCTCTTGGCCTTGTCGCTCTCGCCGTTGCGGTTGTCGCCCCCCACATACCACATGGGGTTGCTTCCGTAGGCTGCGTCCCCCAGGTTGTAGGGGATGTCCGCAATGATGAGCTGGGCCTTCTGAATGGGATAGGATTTCCAATTTTGAAAACTGTCGTGATACAATTCACACTTCATCGCGTATCATCCGTCCTCATTATCTCGTTATACCGCATCACATTCGGGTCAAACATCACGTTCACCGTCCCGATGCTGCCGTTCCTCTGCTTCGCCACGCTGATGCTGATATACACGCTCCCGGCCTCCTGCATGGCGTAGAACCCGGCCACGTCCTTCGGATTGACGCTCTTGTCCTCGTGGCTCTCCGGCCTGTGCAGGAATATGATCCCGTCCGCGTCCTGCTCCACCGCGCCGCTCTGTGCCAGTTCCGCCATTGTCGGCATCTTGCCCTGGGCCATGCGGTTCACCTGGCAGAGCGCCACTACCGGTATGTTCGCCGCCATGGCCAGCCGCTTCAATTCCCGCGATATATAAGCAACCTTCAACCAGTTTTCTTTGAACTCCCGCTTCGTCCCCATGATGCCGATGTAATCCACCACCAGCAGGTCAATTCCCCCATGCCGCGCCGCGTCCCGCACGGTCTCAAATACGCCCTCCACGGTGATCGGCTCCGGGTTGCCGGGGTCGTTGAAGATGAACTGAAACGGCATCCCCGTCATCTCGACCATCGCGTTTTGCAGTGCCTCCCAGTCCTCCGGCTCGATCTCCGCTTTCCGCAACCGATCCCCGCTGACATACGCGCCCCGCGAAAGCGTCCGCTGTCCCAGGCCTTCCTTCCCCATCTCGCAGGACACGAACACGACCTTAAAGCCATCCTTCGCCGCATTCATGGCGATGTTCAGCCCGAATGCGGTCTTGCCGACGCTGGGCCGCGCCGCCACCACCGTCATCTCCCCGCCGAACAGCCCGCCGATGATCCCGTCCACGCTCCGGATGCCCGTGGGCAGCGCCTTGATCTCGCCCCGCGTCCGCTTGTCCAGGTAGTCGTAGGTGTCTATGTTCACCTCATCCAGCGGCACCAACTTCAGCTTCCCACCGGTTTCCAGTCCGTCCGCCGCGTCCCGGAGCTGCCCCAGCACCGCGTCCACGTCCGCCGCAGGGTCCTTCAACCCCTGCGCCAGCGCCTCCGCCGCCTGAATCGCCACCCGGCGCTTCGACAGTCCCTTCACGATCCCGATGTAGGCACCGACGTTCGCCGCGGATGGGACGCCCTGCGTCAGTTCAATCATGTACGCCGCCCCGCCGACCGCTTCCAGCTTCCCACGCCGGGTCAGCTCCTGGTCCACCGTAACCAGGTCCACCGCCTGACCGCCGTCCGATACGGTGCGCATGGCGTCGAATATCTCCCGATTGCCGGGGTCGAAGAAGTCCCCGGCCCCCAGCCCGTCCAGTCCCGCTTGCGCCGCAGCCTTCGACCGCAGCATCGCCCCGAGGACGCTTCGCTCCGCCTCCGGGTTCACAAACCGCGCCCTTGTCAAAGGCTCCTGAATGTTTCCGGCCTCCGCGCCCTCCATAGGCGATCACCTCCTTGGTATGGAACAGGAATCAGCAGTTACTT